ACCAATGCTGGATATCCATATGGAGAAACACTAACATATATTAATAGAAGTGCTGAAGAGACAGCAGCTGCTATTGATGCTTGGGAGAAACTTGGTGAGAAAATGATTCTCGCCATTAGAAATTCTCTTGGCGCTGGAACATATACCAGCATCACTCCATATACCGATTTGACAATTGCTGTTGATTCTATAAGTCCAGTGTGCGCCGAAGTAGCTTCTTCGATCACCACAATGATTGATATTGTCAAGAATATTCTTGCCAATGGAACAGGTGCTGTTGATGCTGTTGGTGTAAATTCGAATAAATCTGGATATTGGACAGATACAAAGACATATACAAATTATAGCCTAATCCCAGATCCACTTCTACCAGCACAAGAGTGTGATGATGTAGTATCTTCCGTAGATGGATTGTATGACAATGTTGAAGATGTCTTGAATAAGATTTCTGTCACAAGATCTCTACCAGATTATGTTGACGGCGAAAACAAAATCTTCGAGATGTATTGGGAAGATGGATCAGAAGTTAATACAGAAGAAGACGAAGATCTTTTCTTGTCAATCAATGCTGTATTACAACGACCAAAATATAATGCCGAATATCCTGGTCAAGATGCTTATTATATTGACAGAACTACGATTCCCAACAAATTAGTATTTGATGTTGCTCCAATCTGGGATCAAGATTTTGGTGCCAAGAATATTGGAGAACCAACTGCTGTAGAAAAAGTTGTTGGTATTGGCGTAGGAAACTACAAGAGACTAACTGTTGACTACGATTTGGTTGATGGTGTAAAGACTGGTCCATTCCTGATTCTTGATGTTGAAGATCTCACTGTTCAAAGTATTGACGACAAAGAATATTTGTATGTTTTTGTGGATGGCGTTCTTCAAAGAGAAGGTTATAGTTATGAAGTAGCAGGTCCAAACATTTACTTCAACGTTCCTATCAAAAAGGAAATGAAGATTGATATGAGATATCTCTATGGTAGAGATGTTGGTCAGATTCTAAATGTTTATGATTTTGCTCCAGATTCTTATTACACAAAATCATTTGTTACTATTGACACTACTGCGGGGATTGATACTCTTCTTGGTTATTATTGGATGGGAAATCAAAGAGGTCTTCCAGTTCAGGCATTCCAAGTAAGACAAAATGGAACATATAATGTTTTAGGAGAACTTTCAAATATTCGTGCTGTTGGCAATCAATTACAATTTGATTGTTTTGGATATGAATGTGAACTTGATACATCTTTAGATATCACATTTGCTGTAAAAGGAAGATATACATTAAATACCCAAGTTTCATTCTCTGATTATTCTATCACATATGAAAGTGATGAAGATGGAAGATTGCTTCTTTCAACAAATGACCAAGTTTGGTCTGGAACAATTATTGGTAAGAGTTACAGAAAACCATTTGTAAATCTTTCAAATGGTGATAATATCAGAGTAGAAGGTGAAGATAAGTTTAGAAGGATTAGAAGACTTCCTGGAACAACCACCAGTAAAGAGCAAAGACCACAAGAACAAGTTTCAAACTCTATGTTTGGATCTGTTGAAGTCGAAAGATATAATGGCATTACTCGTGGCGAAGGTTTAAGTATTGTCGCTATTATTGAAAATGGTGTAGTTGTCGATTTACAATGGAATCAGCGTAGTTGGGATCCATTGACTCAACCAACCGCATATCAATACTTTACTCCTCCAGTTATTCATTTTATTCCATTAGATGGAAATGGTGGTGGAGCAAGAGCAAACGTTCTTGTAAGTAAGGGTCAAGTCATCAGTGTTGATCTTATCGATGGTGGTTCTGGATATACTAAAGCACCAAAAGTAGAGGTTGCTCGAAGATATGATATTCTTGCTGACAGAGACATTGGTGTTTCACTAATCAATGTTGGTATCAATCCATTTGTAGAAAGTGCTGGACTAACAGCAACTTCTGTAATCAACGTCATTGGAAATCAAGTTTCTGGTATCAATACATTTACTTCGGTATTTTTTGATAGTCCTGTTGATGCTGATAGAGTTATTACTGCGGAAATTCAACTACTAAGAAATTCTGGTGAGAATCTCAGTAGAGAACATATCGAATTCTTAGATACTATTGAACCAGACGCAGATGAAATTGAAGTAGTAACAGTATCAGAAGAACCAACTTTAGTAACAGTAGAGATTCAAGATATTATCTCTAATACTACAATTTCTACAAATAGGCAGATTACAACTACTGTACAGAATCTACTGCCAAATGATGCGCTATCAAATGTCAACTACTACGCTACTGGTGCTTATCTTGATGTTGACCTTGATCCAACTGATAATATTGTATACATTGCCGACACCAGTAAGTTCAAGACAAATGGATATCTTCTCATTGGTGATGAAGTTGTAAGGTATCCCAGAAAACTAGCAGATAGATTCCTCAAGGTTCAAAGAGGTCAAGATAATACAACTGCGAAGGCATGGTTAGCAGGAACATTTTTGCGTCAAATCCCAGATCTAGTATCTGTGGCATTTGGTGGTGTTGCTACGATTCAATCTGAAGCGATTGTTTCTATTTCTGGTGGAGCAGTAACTGGTCAGTCAGAAAGAGAAACTGAGAGACAAATTCTTTCCCCATCAACTTCATTATCAGAACAAACCATAACAGAAGTTCTAATTATTCCACCTCCAACTGGAGTTGTTGATGGATATCAAGAATCTGTCTTTATATCAGATCCAGTAAAGACAAGACTAAATGGATTTGTTGATATATCGAATGATTACGGAGTAGTTCAAAGAAGTGGCAATGTCATCTTCGTGAAAAACTCTTTGTTTGGTGCTCCTGGCGAGTACATTGGATCTTATACTAAGACAAATGCTGGACCAACATTGAAGAATTTTGACCAGTTAGTTGATGATGGAGTTTGTAATGTTTCTGGAATAACTTTCCTTGAGTTAGAATTCCACTATCCATCTCTATCAATTAGAGATTTTATTGATAGAGGTTCATCTAGTTATATGTTAGATGGAACATATTTCAACCTAACTATACCATCTAATCAAAACCCAGTTGCGATCAGTTCTTCCGTTGGAACAATTGGAGGTCCAATTATTGTTCAAGATACTACTTTCTTCCCAGATAGTGGTTATCTGTTCACCAGCGGTGGATCGGTTATACAATACACCAGCAAAACATCAACTACTTTTGAGGGTTGCTCTCTAACCAGAGGTCCAAACTCCATCACTGTGGGAGATGAGTTGATCCCATTTGATATTACCTAAATATTGCTATAAATATAAATAACTCAGGCACAAACTACAACGTCGGAACGGAAAACCAATGGCTGCTATTATCTCTGATAAATTTAGAATTTTTAACGCGAAGCAATTCCTAGAATCGCTAACTGAGGGTGCTACGGATACTAGTGCCGAGCGTTCCCGAATGTACTTCTTTGTGGGTCGTCCACAACCCTGGAGGTCATACTTAGAGGTTTACTCTAAGTCAGCAACCAACTTCACAGTAGGAAATGAAGTTTTTGTTGGAACTTATGGATCAACCGCATTCCGTGCTACAGTTGCTGCCGTTTACGATAGTGCCCTCCTCCTAACCGACATTTTTGGAGCAAATGGAGTAAACTCTGTTCCTGCTCTAGGCAGCACTCTTCTAGAAACAGCAGACGCTGGTTCATCAACAACTGGTGCTACTGCTAAGACTGGTGTTTATCGTTACGCAACAGAAGACGTTCCACCACTTCCTCTAGATAACCAAAGAGAAAAGATTGCTCTTTATGACGAGATCATCGCAGCAAAGCGCATTACAGATGCTTTCGCAAGAACAGTCATCCGTCGTTACAACTGGGATTTAGTTGCTAATCCTAAGTTTGATATGTGGAAACCAGACTACTCTGCTACTCCTGGTGGCGGTGGTCAGATTGGTAAGCAAACAGCAACTGGTCAAAATACGATTGCTGATGCTAAGTTCTATGTAATGAACTCAAATTACGAAGTATTCAAGTGCCTCTATAACGGCGAGAATCCAGCAAATGCTACTGGTCAGAACGCAACCGAAGAGCCTCTAACAACTGGAGGCAACTATGATGCTGGTACTGGACTCTATACAGAAACCACTGGTGCTGGATATGTATGGAAGTACATGTATACCATTCCTACCGATGATGTTCTAAAGTTCTTGTCATCG